CCAAGGCCGCCGTGCCCGACGCCAAGAAGGTGCTGACCGATTACACCGGCGGCTCGATCCGTCTGTGCGGCGAGCTGGGCCCGCGCGGCGGGATGCGGAAGCTCAAAGACGCCCCGGCGGGGTCGCGCGTCTATGTGGCCGAGGGGATCGAGAATGCGCTGTCGCTGATGATGATCCGCGCCCTGCGCGGGCAGCCGCCTGCCTTTGTGGTTGCCGCCGGATCGGTCTGGAACATGGGCAATGTCGAATTGCCCGACACGGTGGCCGAGGTGGTGCTGGCCGCCGACAATGACGAGGCCGAGGCGGCGCGGGACATGCTCGATCAGGCCGTGGCCTTTCACCAGGCCAAGGGGCGGGCGGTGCGCGTCTGGCGCAGCGAGCGCCCCGGCGAAGACCTTAACGACGCGCTGCAGCGGGTGCTGGCGGCGCGGGATGCAGAACAGGGGGCAGCATGAAGAAGGTCAAGAACACCGTCCGTCACGATCCAGCTGGCGGAACCTATGGCGACTGCCACCGGGCCTGCGTCTGCACCATTCTGGGGCTGGAGCCTGAAGAGGTTCCCCACTTCTACGAGGAAGGCCCGAACGTCGCTGCTGAAGTGCAGGCAAAGCGGATTGTCGATTTTCTCGACAGTCGTGGGCTTGTCGAAGGGCATGTGCTGTATCCGGCGGATGGACCGGGCGGCCTGCCCGCCATCCTGCAAACGCTGGGCTACATGATGATCGGCGTGCCGTTGATCCTTGGCGGCATCAGCAGCATCGGCAGCGGTCATTCTGTCGTGGTTCTGGACGGCGAGATCTACAACGACCCGACCGGCAGCGGCATCGTCGGCCCAATGCCGGATGGCTACTACTGGGTCACATTTTTCAGCCCGAAGCCCGCGCAGGCGGCCTGATGGCCTGGCTGCTGATCATCTTCCTGCAGGCCCCCGGCGGCGGCGCGGTGACGGCGATCCCGGCGGGGCGCATGTTTGCGCCCGAGGGCTGCGAGTTTGCCGGGGCCGCCATGGCGGCGGCGCTGGAGACCGAGACCGGCCTGCGCGCCAGCTGGTCCTGCACGGCAGAGGTGGCGGCATGAGCAGGGGCAACGGCTACGGCAGCTATCGCACCACCCGCGAGGCGGACATGGCGGCGCATGATGCCTGCCCCCCCCCTGTTGCGCCACGCGCTGCAGTATGCGGTCGCAAAATGGGGTTCGGTGCCGATCCTGAAGGCGTGGCGCAATGGCGTCCAGGAGGGCGACATCATTGCCGTGATGGTCAAATCGGACCGCAAGCACACCGCCAAGACCTATGGCCGCACCCATCCCGAGGCCGCAATTGACAGATGAGAATGCCCCCGAGCTGCCCGACGACGACTGGATGAGCAATCCGGCGCCGGTGCCGCGCAGCCTTGACCCCGCGCTGGCCCCGGCAGGCAGCCGCAAGGCCCCGGCCCGGCCCAAGGGGAATGTCACGCCCCTGCGCCCGCTGGACCAGCTGGGCGAGGCGCTGGACGATGCCCCGCTGGCGCCCGCCACGCCGGGCAAGGGCCGTGGCAAGGGCGGGGCCGCCCCGCCACCGCCGCCGCCGGAAACCCCGCCGCCCGAAGCGCTGCCCCCGGCCGAGCCGGGCGGTGGCCCGTCACATGACCGCCCGCGCGGCGAAATCTGGCGCGGCTGCCCGGTGCGCCCCTTGGGGGTCAATGCTGGCACCTATTACTACCTCGATGTGCTGTCGCAGATGCAGGGCGTCCAGAAGCTGGAGGCGCAACAGATCCTCAAGCTCTTCGGCAACCGCATTCCGGCGCTGTGCTATCATTTTGCCCAGTGGAACGCCCCGAAGGACGGACAGCCTCCGACGCGCAAACCCCATCGGTTTGACCAGACCACTGCCGCGATGATGATGTATGCGGCGGCCAGCGAAAAGGGCCTGTTCAGCCCCGATGGCGCGGTGCGCGGTGTCGGGGCATGGGTCGATGATGATGGCAATCTGGTCTATCACACCGGCGATGCCCTGCTGATCGGCGATCAGGAGCGGCCGCCCGATGCCCATCCGGGCAAGATCTACCCCGCCTATCCGTCGATCCCGCGCCCACACCCCGCCGGTGCCGAAAAGGTCACAGACCCGGCGCCCGCCATTCTGGAGGCTTTCGGCACCTGGGCATGGACCCGGCCCGAGGTGGACGCGATGTTCGCCCTGGGCATGGTCGGCTGTCAGATGATGGGCGGGGCGCTGGCCTGGCGCCCGACCTTCTGGAACACCGGCAGCCGCGCCACGGGCAAATCGTCTTTCCAGAACCTGCTGAAGCATCTGCATGGCCTGGGCGGGCTGATCCAGTCCACCGACGCCACCAAGTCCGGCATCACCAGCCGGATCGGCCACAGCAGCCTGCCGGTGGCGCTGGACGAGCTGGAGCCGGGCGAGGATGGCAACGGCAAGGAAAAGGCCATCATCGACCTGGCGCGCGTTGCCAGTTCGGGCGGCGAGTGGATGCGGGGCAGCGCCGACCAGAAGGGCGCCAGCGGCAACGTCTATTCGACCTTCTTCTTCAGCTCGATCATCATTCCGGGCAGCATGGGTGCTGCCGATCGGTCGCGTCTGGTGGTGCTGTCGCTGGAGCCTCTGCCCGAGGGGGCCACACCCCCCGCCATGCGGCCCGAGACGTGGCGCAAGCGCGGCGCCATCCTGAAGCGCAATCTGATCGACCGCTGGGCAGGCTGGGAGCAGCGTCTGGCGCTCTGGCGCGAGGCGCTGGCGGCCCACAAGCTGGGCGCCAGCCGCGACCTCGACAACTACAGCACCATAATGGCCATGGCGCATATGGCGCTGTCGGCCGAGATGCCTACGGCCGACGAGCTGACGGGCTGGGCGGCCAAGGTGGCGCGCAATGTGCGGGCGAGCGTGGACGAGATCGGCAGCGATGCCGACGATGTGCTGACGCACCTGCTGTCGCAGACGTTCGACCCGTTCCGGCGGGGCGAGCGGCATACCATCGCCACATGGCTCAAAGCCGCTGGGCAGCGGCCCAAGGCAGGCGCGCGGCTGTTTGGCCAGTCGGGTGACGATTACACCCAAGGGCTGGCCGACAGCACCGCGCTGGCGGACTATGCCAAGCGCGCGAATGCCTCTCTCGCCTCGATCGGGCTGCGCGTGGTGGGCACACCCGAGGCGCCGGTGCTGTTTGTGGCCAACGCGCAGATGCAGGGCCTCAAGGACATTTTCCAGCGGTCAGCCTGGGCGCAGGGCGCCTGGACGCAGAGCCTGAAGCGCGTCAAGGGCGCGGTGGCCAATGCCGGGCCGCGCCGGATCGACGGACTGCAGACCAAAGGGACCGAAGTGCCGTTCAGCGCCATGCCCGGCCTGATGTTCTTCGACGATGCCGACGCTGCAGCCGCTGCGCCCCCGGCCCCGCCGATTTCCATGGAGGACACCTACTGATGTTTTCGCTTGACACGTTCAAGGCCATGATTTCGCGCGGTTATTTCGCCCTTGCACCCCGACCCGTGGAGGCCGATAATCAAGACGCGGGCCTGTGCTGCGGCAACGGGTCAGGGCGCTACCACGCTACCAAAGCCGGAAAATTTGGTAGCTGCCCCGGTACCGCACTTTTATCTTCAAAATCAATGGCTTGCGCGATCCGCTACCGCGCTACCGCCTCGCGCGCGTGTTATACATGCATGTGCGCGCGCGCGCGCATGCGCACGTATGGCTCTCTCTATTTCTCTGGTAGCACGGTAGCGGATATAGTTAAGTCTTTGGCTGCAAAGGGAAAAAGCCGCTACCAAATGCCGCTACCACCCGCTACCAGCCGGGCGGCTACTGGTAGCGGGTGCGCTAAGGCCTTGAAAAACTTCAAAAAGGGGGAATTTTGACCATGGCGCGGGTCAATTCCTTTGAGGCTCTGGCCGCCGAAGCCGCCGAGCGGATCGAAGAGGTGCGGGCCTCGGGTCAGCAGCTCACCTTCCTGCCGGACGAGGCGCAGCCGGGCGACAGCGAGCGGGCCAAGCGCGGCAAGGGCAAGGCCCAGAGCCAGCTTCGGGACTGGTGCGCTGCCCGTGGCCTGCGGATGCCCGAAGACGTGCTGGTGGAAATGGCGGGCATGGCCTCGGGCGACGACGCCTTCGTGACCGCGCTGGCGCGCACCGAGCAGGTGCTGGCATGGGCCACGGCGGGCGCGCGGCGCACCGGCTATGTGTTCAACAAGGAGCTTGAGGCGCTGGTCGAGACCGAGCTGGACACCAGCGCCACCATGGCGCAGCGGCTGTCGGCCTTCCAGTTCATCTTCACGGCCCAGCTGCGGGCGGTCGAGGCGATGCTGCCCTATGGGCTGGCCAAGCTGGGCGGCGACGTGGTGCCGCAGCAGGTGGTGCAGGTGGTGGTGGCCGGGCCGCAGCAGGCCGCCCAGGTGCCGCCTGCCGGGCCGAATGGCGCCCGCGATATCACCCCGGCGCCGCGCCGGATCGCCCCGCCGCCAATGCCCCATGAAATGCAGCAAAATCAACAGGTTGCGGAAAACGCCCGCAGCGTGGCGGACGGTGAGGCGCGGACGGCATGAGCAACGTGTTGAAATCACAGGGCAAATCGGCCCGCGTCTGGTTGATCGAAAATCAACTGCCCAGCCGATCGGCTGCCCGGCGGCAGGCCCCCCGCCCCGCCGTTTTCGCCCCCCCCTCGCCCCCCCGGGGGGGCCTCCCGCGCCAAGACTGTCTCCCCCTGGCTGTGAGGCCAGTCTCCCTTTTGGGGGATCGGTCATGACGCGATACTGGGGCGTGGCAAAACGGGGTCGGGGGATTGCTTTTGCCCAACCCGGCGAAGGCGCCGGGCGTGGTGCGGCCCTGATGGGTGTGGACGATCTGGCAAAGCAGGTCGGGACCGATCAGGAGTTGCGGAATTTGCTGTCTGGGATGACGGCGAAAGAGGCAATCGACAGCCTAGAGGGCGATTTTGCCACTGGCAACCTCGATCTTTCCGAACCCCAGACCTTTCCGGGCCCCAAGGCCGAGGCCGCCTATTGGGACGATGGCACCGTGGTCGGGCTGCAGGGGCCGGTCGGGTCGGGCAAAACGACAACCATGCTGAAATCGCGCCTGCGCCGCGCCATGGCCATGCCGCGATCGGTGATCGACGGCAAGCGGCACTACAAGCTCTTGGTGATCCGGGCGACCTATCGGCAGCTTTGGTCCACCACCATCCCCGATTTCCTGAAGGTCTATCCCAAGCACCTGGGCGAATGGGCGGGCGGGCGCGGTGGCCCGGTGACCTTTGTCATGATCTTCGATGACGGGCTGGGCGAGATCGAATTCACCGTCGAATTCATGGCCTTTGGTGACGACATCCAGGGCAGCTTGCGCGGGTATCAGGCGACCGACATCTGGCTGCACGAGATGGACACCAACCCGATCGACGTGATCGTGAACGCGATCACCCGGATCGGCCGTTACCCGGGCCAGCCGCATTTCGCAGGCTACCCGGACCATCTGCGCCTGTATCGGCAGTTGATCGGCGATTTCAACGCGCCGGAACCGGGCAACTGGGCCATCGACCTGTTCCATGATCAGGCCAAGCGGGACGAGGTGCTGGACCTTCTGAACAAGCAACTGCCCGAGGGCATGCCGAAGATCAGCATCAGCTTCTATCGCCAGCCCGGCTTTGGCGAACCCGATTGCGAGAACCTGCAAAACCTGCCGCCCGGCTATTACGAGGGGCAGATCGCCACCATGACCCTGCTGGGCCGGTCGGATCAGATCGACCGGCTGGTGCGCAACAGGATCGTGCATGAACGCGCCGGTGAGCCGGTGTTTCAGCGCGAGTTCAGCCGCCGCATCCATGTGGCAGAGGCCCCGTTGCAGCCATGGCCGGGCGTGCCTTTGCGGCTGGGGATGGACCAGGGCCTGAAGGGTGCGGCCGTGGTGGGTCAGGTGCTGATCGAGGGCACGGGAATGCTGCGCCGGATCAACTGGCAAATCCTGGCCGAGTTGCATTTTCCCAAGGAACGCCTGCTGGCGCGGGTTTTTGGCGAGCGGCTGGCCGACCTGCTGGCCGAACCCCGCTTTCAGGGTTGCCGGATCGAAGGCGCCTGGGCCGACATGGCGGGTGAACATGGCGCATCCGAAGCCGCCGACGAAAACGACACCTGGAACCGCCTTGTCGGGCGGGCCGCAGGTTTCCGGGTGCGGCCGCAGCGGATCGGCACCAACCGCATCACGCCGCGGCTGGAAGCGGTGCGGGCGCAACTGGAAGCGCCGATCCATGCCGGGCAGCCGGGCCTGCTGATTGACCCCGGCTGCACCTTCCTGATTGCCGGGTTTGAGGCCCGCTATGTTTGGACCTTCGACATCAACGCTCAGGGCGACAAGCGGAAGGTGCCGGACAAGAGCCTGACCGAAGCGAACGTGATGGACGCCCTGCAATACCTGCTGCTGTCGGCCAGCAAGGCCGATGGCACCGCCCCCGGCAGCTTTCCTGACACCGCCCGGCCCGAAGCCATGGGCCACAACGGCGGCCCCGCCCTGGACGATACCCGGGGCGGCCTGACAACGACCTACGACCTGCTGAACCCTTATGGAGGACTGTGAAGTGACGAAATTTCAAAAGCTGCCGGTAGTGATCGACGCGATCCTCTACACCGGCGAAAACCTTGCTGCGGTGTTTGAATTCACCGGCAAGCACCCGAAATGGGATCAGTGGTTTTCCTCTTTTGGGGACTACGAGGCCTTTGTGAAGGCCGACCGGGGGGTGTTCAAAATTTACACTCTTGAAGGCACTATGGAGGCGAACCCCGGCGACTGGATCATCCGGGGCGTGAAGGGCGAGCACTACCCCTGCAAGCCCGATATCTTCGCTGCGACCTACGTGCCTGCCACCGCCCCGATCAGTGGCATGTCGTTCGGAGATGCCTTGGTGGCGCTGAAAGCTGGCGCGAAGGTGGCGCGCCGGGGATGGAACGGCAAGGGCATGTGGCTCGCCTATGTGTCCTCCGGTGCCTATGATGTGGGCGTCAAGACCATGATCGGCGCTGACGATCTGCTGCCGTGGATCGGCATGAAGACAGCCGACAACGGCTTTGTCCCTTGGCTGGCCAGCCAGACCGACATGCTGGCCGAGGACTGGGGTGTGGTGCTGTGATCATGGCCGACCGCATCCGCGAAATTGCAATGGAGATCGCCGCAGAAGTCGAGCGGGCCGAGCGCAAGCATCCCCCGATGCATTCACCCCACGAAGGTTGGAGCGTCATTTTTGAAGAGCTGGAGGAGTTGCGAGAACACGTGCGGGCCGACACCGGCCGGTCGGACGAAGCGCGCAAGGAAGCTATCCAGATTGCCGCGATGGGGCTGCGCTATGCCCTAAACCTTTGTGAGGGCTGATCATGACCGAACCCGCTGACCCCTACACCGTCACCGCCGACGAGCTGCGCCAGTTCATCGAACGGGCCGAGCAGCTGGCCCGCGAAAAGGCCGACATCGCCGAGCAGGAGAAAGAGCTTTTCGCCGAGGCGAAGGGCCGGGGCTATGACATCGTCGTCATGAAAAAGGTCATCGCCCTGCGCAAGCGCAAGCCCGACGACATCGCCGAGGAAGAGGCGGTGCTGGACATGTATAAGCAAGCCCTGGGGATGAACTGACATGACCGATGTGAAGATGACCCCCGCCCGCGCCCTGATCCTTGAAACCCTTGCCGCCGAGATCGAGGCGGTGAAGGCCAGCCGCCCCCGGCTGGAAGAGCTGATCGGGCGCTATGCCACCGAACAGGGGCTGAAACTGGTCTTCAGTGGTGGCACCAATGTCGCGCGGATGCGCGGCGTTTCGGCCAGCGCGACCGAGGGCAATGCCGCCGCCCTGACCGCCTGGGCCCGCGCCGCCCGCCGCGCCCTGCTGCAAGGGGGGGCTCTGTGATGGTTTCGCGGCAACAGCATCTTTGGCTGGGCGTGTTGCTGCAGGCCATAAGGGACGCCTTCCGCACATCGCGCAGCGAAAAGGGCTGCTGCACCACGGAGCATCTGGAAACCCTGCGCTGGATCGGTTCGCGGGATTTCCACATGGTTTGCGCCATGGCCGGGCTGAACGGCGTCCGGGTTGAACAGCAGCTGCGGCGCCGGTTGGCCGACTGGCAGAGCGGCGCCTTTGACCCTGCCACGGTGATTTCGCGCTTTGGCGGCGCGGCCATGCACAAGACGGCGCGGATCGCAGCATGATCCAAGTCCGCCCCTATGAAGACACCGCCGCGCATGTGGTGCTGTCGCGCCTTGATCTGAACGACCATATCGAGGCCGAGCTGGTGCGCGGCCAGACAGCAGGCGGTCTTGCGATCTTCGCCGACTGGCGGGCGATGCGGGGCTTCTGGGTGGCGGGCCATGTGTTCTGCACCGCCACCGGCGCCCCCTTTGCCGTGGCGGCGCTGGTGAACACCGGGCAGGCAGGCGTGGCACAGGCCGCCCTTCTGGCCCGCGACCATGCGCAATTCCGCCGCCCGCTGGCCGAGCTTGCCTTGCATCTGTCGGCCGAGCTGCCCGCTTATTGCCGTGCCCAAGGTATTCACCGGGTCGAAGCCCGGTGCTGGGCGGGCCACCCGAGCGCCGCGCGGTTTCTGCGCGCGATCGGCTTTGACTGTGAAACCGACATGCCGGGTTTCGGCGCCGATGGCCGCGCCCATTTCCGGCAATTCGCCCTGTTGCCTCGCCCCGCCCCTGAAACCGAAGGAGATTGACCATGTGCGTTCCCGCCATGCCCAAAGTCGCATCGCAGCGCGTTGCGGCCTATGACAATACCGAGGCCGTCCAGTCGGCCGACATCGAGGCCCGCCTGCGCCGCCGCCGCGCCGGTGCCGCCGCCAATGTGCTGACCAGCCCCACCGGCATCAGCGCCAGCACCGCCACCATGGGGGGGGTCGCCCAATGATGGCCGCCCCGGTGATGGAAAAAGACCCCCGCGCGCAGGAGTGCATCCGTCGCTGGGGCGAGTTGAAATCCGGCCGCAGCCAGTTCGAGGCCGATTGGGAGGATATTGCCCGGCTGATCCGGCCCCAGCGCGGCGGTTTCGGCCTGTCTGATGCCGCGACCCGCGACCTGTCGAAGCCGCTGTCGTCGGAACCGATCATCGCCCAGTCCAGCTTTGCGGCTGGCATCTATTCCGCGATCACCAACCCGGCAAACCGCTGGGCCGGGCTGGAGACCCCCGACCGCGACCTGAACAACTGGAAGCCGATGGCGGAATGGAATGACCGCGCCACCCGCACGGTGCTGAACAGCTTCCGCCCCGAAGTTTCGGGCTTTTACGGTGCGACCTTCCAAGCCTATTCCGACCTTGCTGCCTTCGGCAACGGCGCGGGCTATGACGAGATTGACGAGGGCAACCGCCGCTTCATCGACGTGACCCTCTCGCTGGCCGAGGTGGTCTATGACATCGACGCGCATAACCGCGTGGTCGAGGTGGTGCGCAAGTTCCATCTGACGCCCCGGCGGGCGCGGGCGATGTTCGAGGGCAAGGGCGCGCTGCCCGCCAAGGTCATCGAGATGGATGACAAGGGCCAGACCGAAAAGCTGGTGTTCTATCAACACGTCTGCCGCAACTATGGCTGGCAGAAGGGCAAACTTGGGCCGCAGGGCAAGGCATGGCTGTCGCTCTATGTCTGTGAGGTGGACGAGGCGCTGATCCGCCTTTCGGGCTATGACGAAATGCCGTTCTATGCCCCCCGTTGGGATGTGGACAGCGGCTTCACCTATGGCACCGGGCCGGGTTTCATCGCCCTGCCTGCCGCGCGGGTGCTGCATCAGATGGAAGCGGCGACGATCCGCGCCGCCCAGCGGGCCGCCGACCCCACCCTGCTGGCCCCCAGCCGCGAGGATTGGCCGCTGAATGGCCGGGTGGTGCCGGGCGGCACCGTTTACGGCGGCATGAACGTGCGCGGGCAGCGCATGGTCGATGTCCTGGGCGTGACCGGGCAGGTCAATCTGACGCAGGCGGAAAAACAGGCCAAGGTCGAAGAGATCGCCAAGGCCTTTCATTACGCGATCATGCCCCTGTCGAACCGCACCGGGATCACCACCGAAGAGGTGCGGATCATCGAAGAGGCGAACCTGCGCAACTGGGCGCCCCATGCCGACCGGATCATGGAGGAATACGCCGCCCGCAAGGTGGAACGGCGCTTCCGCCTGTTGTGGAAGGCCGGGCAAATCCCGCCGCCGCCGAAAGAGGCCGAAGGTTTGCCCCTGCAGGTGCGCTATCAGTCCGCCGCGACCATGGCCCTGCGCGCGCGCGAGGGGCTTGCCGTGCGCCAGTTCCTGGTCGATCTGGCCCCGCTGGCGGGGCTGGGGCAGGATCACCTGAACCGGATCAGCGGGCGGA